TTAGTTTTAGCATTTGGAACAAATTCACCATAGATTAAATCAGTAGATCCATCATTTTGACTATAGGATCCATCAATACTAAGTTTATAATAAGTATTAGTTAAAACTCCAACAACTACCTTTTCTACATTAGAAACAGGAGCATATGCTTTGGTTATATTTTCAAAAGGATCCTGAAAAATAGTTTGATTTACTAAATCTGGTATATCTCCCTCAACAGGTTCTACAATAAGATCTCTTGATAGTTTATAGTTTGCATTGGAAGGAGATATTACATAATCTCTTGGTCTAATAATACTAACATCTTCGCCATATAATGCTCCAAATAAAATTTTAAAAGACTCATCAGTTCCCCTTGTAGAATAAAAGTCTTTTGATTGTTTAATAAACAGAGGTTGATTTAACTTTGAATGTAAATCAGTTTGAAATCCATATAAAAACTGTTTTTTAAGTTTTTCTAGAAATTTTTCTAAAAATAAAACACTTAAATTTTCTACTATACTATCTTCTTCATGTCTAGCTGCATTAGAAGATGAAAAAACAGCATCTTCAGGATTAGAACTATTTCTAAATGAAGTTATTCCACTAAATCCTCTAACAACATTAACAAAAGATACACTAGTTTTACTTTTATAGGTTAAAATTTCATCATCAATTTTCAATAATCCATAAGTATCAGGAAATCCTTCTGTATTTTCAACTGAAATACTTGAAAAATCATACTGACCTATAGAACTAGTAAGCTTAGTAGATTTAATAATATTCCCACATTCACTTAATTTAATATAATCGTCAATATTTTCAATTAAATCTATAGGACCACCTTTATATTCCTGACCCTTATAGTATTGTGATAGAAAATCACCAACCAAAGGAAAATCACTCTGCACATATTCAGGCAGTTGACTCTTTACAATCTGATTAAATTGAACTTTCTTTTCAGACATTTGGTTATCTTACAATGCTTCCAGTGGTGTAACTTGGTGTAACAACATAATTGGATCCAGAAGGGTCAATTCCT